GAAGAAGCTGAAGAGGAAGAAGAGGAAGAAGAGATGGAAGAATCTTTCGGTTCTTTCGGCGAGCGCGGAATGTCAACCGATCAGACTGATGACATGCTAAGTGACATTGACCATGACCAAGAAGGCATGGGACACGAGATGGGCAACCACGATGAAGAAGGCGAGATGGGCATGGACGACATGGGAAGCCATGACGAAGGCAGCATGGAAGACCGTGTTGTTGACCTCGAAGATGCACTTGACGAGCTAAGAGCAGAATTTGAAGAACTGATGTCAGACGAAGAAGGCGAAGAAGAGCATAGCGATATGGACTTCGGCGGTGAAGAAGATGAGCCAGCTGAAGGCATGGTCCGCGAATACGTGGAAAAAGTCGCAAAGCCAGGCAACACTGAAGGTCAGGGCGTAGGCGCTGGTTCGATCGGCGGCGGTACTAATGCTAAGTCGATTGTTGCTGGTAAGAACGACATGGGCGGCAAGGTATTCAAGCTAGGCGATGGTTCCAACGAGAATCCAGACGACAAGCAGTACAAGAAGCCAAGCAATGCTTACACTAAAGGTGAAGGCAATCTAAAAGGTGCTGGTAGCTTCGAGAACGTCCCAGGCGCAAGAGCTAGCAAGACATTCAAGAATGCTAAGAAGCCAGTAACTAGTGAAGTAGCTGGAACTAACGATAAGCCTATGCTAAAAAGGCAATAAGGAAGATAGATGTCCGCCCTATTAATTGAACACCTGAGCTATGATCAGGCACAGATAAAGACAGAACGTGGCAATGAAGGCAAAGACCTTTATATGGTAGGTATCTGCATCCAGGGTGGAGTCAAGAATGCGAATCAGAGAGTGTACCCACTCAATGAGATTGCAAGAGCTATCGAGACTGTGAACAAGCAGGCCCAGAGCGGTTATAGCGTTCTGGGTGAGCTTGATCATCCTTCCAACCTACGCATCAACTTAGATCGTGTAACACACGTTTGTGAGAAGATGTGGATGGACGGACAGAACGGTTACGGTAAGCTAAAGATACTACCCACCCCGATGGGAAACATAGTTAAGACCTTGCTTGACAGCGGTGTCAAGTTAGGTGTTAGCAGTCGTGGTAGCGGTAACGTAGATGATTCGTCTGGCAAGGTCAGCGATTTCGAAATCGTTACTGTGGATATCGTAGCACAACCCAGTGCTCCTGATGCTTATCCTATGGCAGTCTATGAAGGCTTGCTTAATATGAAAGGCGGTCAGAAGTTGCTTGGTGTTGCAGCTGGAGCTAATCAAGACACACGAGTACAGAAGTATCTTGCTTCTGAGCTCACGAGACTTATCAACGAAATGAAACTAAAATAAGGTTCAGGAGAATTATATGTTCGAAGCTATTAAACCACTACTAGATAGCGGAATCCTGAACGAGGAGACCCGCAATGCTCTCGAGACAGCTTGGAATGTCAAGCTCGACGAAGCTCGCGAGTTGATCCGTGCAGAAACCCGTGAAGAGATGGCCGCTCGTTATGAACACGATAAAGCCACAATGGTTGAAGCACTCGATCGTATGGTGAACGATACACTGCATTCACACATCAATGTGATTGCAGAGGAACGTGTTGCCGCTGCACAAGACCGTGTAGCACAGACACAGAAGATGGTAGCGAAAGCTAGAGTCTTCGAATCTTTCATGCAGGATGCACTAGCATCTGAAGTGAAAGAGTTCCGCGCGGATCGCGCAGGCTATAAGACAGCTATCAACAAGCTAAACGGTTTTATCGCAGAAAATCTCCGCAGAGAAATCTCGGAATTTGCTGAAGATAAGAACGATCTAGCTCGTACAAAGGTAGCAGTCATCACAGAAGGTAAGGCACAACTAGCTAAGGTTCGTGAGAACTTTGTCAAGAAGAGTGCTAAGCTGGTTGAAAATTCTGTGAAGTCAACCCTACGAAATGAGCTAAAGCAACTTAAGACTGACATCCAGGAAGCAAAAGAAAACAACTTCGGTCGTAAGATTTTCGAAGCTTTCGCTACGGAGTTCAGTGCAACACATCTAAACGAGCGTGCTGAAGTCAAGAAATTGATCAATCACCTGGGTACTATGGAACAGCAGTTGGTGGAAGCCCGCCAGGTTGCTGAACATGCAGTCCAGGCAGTGGCTAGCAAAGATGCACAAATCAAGAGAATCAACGAGAATTTAGAAAGAAAAGCTAAGCTCGATGAACTGTTGAAACCTCTCAGCAGAGAGAAAGCAGAAGTCATGAACACACTGTTAGAATCAGTTCCAACAGAAAGACTGTCAGACGCTTTCAAGAAATATCTAAATCCTGTGATGGAAGGTGCGAGACCAGCTGTTAAACAACAGCTAGCGGAATCACACAAGGAAGTAACAGGCGATAGAGCAGCCACACCAGAGCAATCATATCTCAACACTAACATTGTAGAAATGCGTCGTCTGGCAGGTCTCACAAGCAACTAATTCATAATTGGAGAATGAATACTATGACACAAGAACTAATTGAAGGCCGTTGGGGCGATACCAAGGCAGCTCTACTAGAGGGTCTAACAGGCAATCGTCGCACGAGCATGAGCGTAGTGCTCGAAAACACTAAGAAGTATCTCGCAGAAAGTGCATCAGCTGGTGCAACTGCTGCTGGTAACATCGCAACACTAAACCGCGTTATCCTGCCAGTTATCCGCAGGGTCATGCCAACTGTTATCGCTAACGAAATCGTTGGTGTTCAGCCAATGACTGGTCCAGTTGCTCAGATTCACACACTTCGTGTGCGTTATGCTGAGAACTTCACTAGCTCAGGTAGCCCATCAAACGGTCCTGGAACTGACACTACTGCAGGTGAAGAAGCTCTAAGCCCATTCAAGATTGCACAGGGTTATTCCGGTACTGCTACTGGCATCACTAGCACTGACGGTAAAGCTGGTTCAACAGCTTCACTGGAAGGTACTCCAGGTAAGAAACTGAACGTTCAGATCCTGAAGCAGCCTGTAGAAGCTAAGACCCGCAAGCTATCAGCTCGCTGGACTTTTGAAGCTGCTCAGGACGCACAGGCAATGCACGGTCTAGACATCGAAGCAGAAATCATGGCAGCACTTGCTCAGGAAATCACTGCTGAAATCGACCAGGAAATCCTGTACAGCCTGCGTTCGCTAGCTGCTACTGAATACACTTTCAACCAGGCTACTGTATCTGGTACTGCAACTTACGTTGGTGACGAACATGCTGCTCTAGCAGTTCTGATCAACCGTACTGCAAACCTGATCGCACAGCGCACACGTCGTGGCGCAGCTAACTGGGCAGTTGTCTCTCCTGAGGCTCTAACTGTTCTTCAGTCAGCTACTACTTCAGCGTTCGCTCGTACTACTGAAGGTACTTTTGATGCTCCTACTAACAGCAAGTTCGTTGGCACTCTCAACGGCGCAATGCGTATCTATGTTGACAGCTATGCTGCAACTGGTACTGCTGTTCTAGTTGGTTACAAAGGCACTAGCGAAGCAGACGCAGCAGCGTTCTACTGCCCATACATCCCTCTGATGTCAAGCGGTGTCGTTCTTGATCCTGCTACTTTCGAACCAGTCGTTGGCTTCATGACACGTTATGGTTATGTTGAACTGACTAACACTGCAAGTTCGTTCGGTAACGCAGGCGATTATCTGGGTGAAATCGCTCTAAGCGGTCTAACATTCCAGTAAGAACTGTTACACTACAAAAGAAAAGGGGCAGAAATGTCCCTTTTCTATTGACTAGATTTCTGCTTAATAAAAAAGCGCACTAGGCGCTTTCTTAGAAGTAACGTGGGATACGACCTGTGCGTATCATCTCTTCGACTTGGCGTTCTCTTGCCTTTACGAAGAAAGTCCAGATGTTGTGTAGTATTGAGATCATACTGATTTTCCCATCACTAGGTTATGATACAAGTTCTCGACTGCGTCTGCAAATAGGAATACTAGAGTAATCATTGTGTTACTGGATCTCCGAACTTAGTCATGCTGTGCTTGCGAGCAATGAACTCGATGTCACAGCGATGGATACCTAGATCAGCTAGATCACGATCTGTCAGACGGTTTAGTTCATAGACAGTAGTACGATATTCCATGTATTTCTTGATTGCTTTCTGTACGTTTGCGACTAGTGTTAATAGCATTTTCTCTCTCCTCTTTCTTTACATCATGCTTTAGTATACAGAGTATTTATATGCAATGCAACAAAAAATGTTGCACCTGCACAAAACTCTGGTATGCATAAATAGCATGTCTCAACAACAATGATGCTGTTGGGCTTACGTCCAAAACCCAACGTAGGACCTAGAACGTCCTAAGGAGAAAACAAATGGGTCGCCCTCTAAAAACTGCAAAGAATAATGGAACTATAGACACTGGTTTCACATCAACTACTTCAGGTGTAGTCGGTGGTAACACTGGACAGACTGGATATCAAGTACTTCCTCGTGTGAAGATTGGTTCACAGGCCGAAGCTAACGGATACATCATCCGCCAGAAAGGCAAGAGCAAATTCCTCGTCGGTAGCGTAACAAGCATACAAGACGAAGATATTGCAGCTAATGCTAGCTATGTCATCACAAGCCTAAGCAATACTGATTGGACTGCACTTGGTGCAAGCTCGGTGCCTGTAGCAGGTGAGATCTTTACTGCTACAAAAAGCGGTGCCGGTCTAACCACAAACGGTGTCGTCAATCTAGTTGGCGTATGCACATTAGTGAACGTAGCAAATGCTTCTCTAACTTCGAATACCATGACTGTCGAATGCACTTATGCAAACGCTGCTCAGTTCAAATCTAAGACTCTCAGCAACCATCATGTCACTAACTTCAGCGACGTGAAGTATATTGCTGATTTTGTCACTGCAAATGCAAGCACAACACCTTACCCAACGGTAACTGTTGCAAACGCATAATCTATAATCTAATCACTATCGAAGGCTGTGGATATATATTTTTCACAGCCTTTAATCATGAGCATTGCATTTGTATTAGGAAACGGACGTAGCAGACTAGCTGTTGATCTCAACAGCCTGAGTCTGCATGGCAAGATATACGGATGCAATGCACTCTACAGGACGTTTGCTCCTGATGTACTGGTAGCAACAGATCCTGAGATATGTAAAGAGATCGAGGATTCGGGTTACCCCAAAAACAACATATTCTATACTCGTGTTCCTAACATCGAGCTGGGGTCTAGGCAGATCGTTGATCACTATGGATATTCCAGCGGACCTATAGCATTAGATCTAGCTATCAAGGACAAGCATGATAAGATATTCATGCTGGGATTCGATCTAGACAGCCAAGACAGCAGGTTTAACAACGTATATGCTGGCACAGCCTGTTATAAACCTATTGGTACAGAACCTACATATTGGGGAAACTGGGAACGTCAGATAGCTAAGATAGGGATAAAACGTCCTGTGCAGATAGTAAGGGTGAACGATGACAGGATATTCCCTAAGATGTGGGCTGATATGATGAGACAGGTCTCGGTAGTGGACTTCATTGCAGCGATAAATAACTGTAAATTGGAAGCACTATGACAATTACAAGCACTAAGAGAGTCAGTGGCGATTATGCGATTTATACAGGCGCTAATGTTGCAGGTACCTACACAGGCACACTGCGAGTCTACGGCAATCTAGACATCGTTGGTACTACTACCACTGTAGAATCTACTAATACTGTCATCAATGATAGGATCATAACACTAAACAACGGTGAACTAGGTGCAGGCGTCACTACTGGATCTCCTCCAAGTGCGGGGTTTGAGATTGATAGAGGTTCATCTCCTAAGGTAGCTATCAGATGGAACGAGACTGCCGGCGATTGGCAAGCTACTAAAGATGGTAGCACATATCTAACTCTGAGTTATGGTGTCTCTCTAGCAGGAAGTGATACACAGGTCATCTTCAATGACGGCGGCACTGGATTTGGTGCTAACGTCAATTTCACTTATAACAAGACGACTAATACCCTCACTGCCGGCGGAGTTGTAGTAAACAATTATACAATCAGCACAAATGTGACTAATCAGAATCTAGTGCTAGATCCAAACGGAACAGGGCAACTAGTAGTGAACGCAGCAATGAAGCTAGCAGATCAAGGTAGTGCACCTAGTCCATCAGCAGGAAACACTCATATCTATAGCAATACGCCTTCGGCAGGTGGCTCGGGTGTGTTTTATGTAAATAACACTGATTCAGGGGAACTGACGAGCAAGCTAAAAGCTCGAAAGTTGGCACTAATTTTCTAAGGAACCAAGATGACAATCGTCAACAACTCAGTAACAAATAGTTCAGCAGCAAACATTTATGCTAGCTCAGGCGAGACCTGCGTAGTGACACTATACATAGCAAACTATACTGGTAGTGCTGTATCGGCTAACGTATATCTTATTCCTGCTGCGGGAACTGCTGGTAATAATAACATCATCATTCCTAATCTACAGATTGCAGGTTATGACACATACATCATGAACACTGAGAGATTAGTATTAGGAAACGGTGACATGATACAAGCAAACGCAAACACAGGAAGCGCACTGACTGCAACAGTGAGCTATACGGGAGTATAATGGCATACTTTCTAAAGAACAGAAGGCTTGATAGTGCGGGAAGTGCGGTTGTAGTACCGTCGGGTTCTACAGCTTTGCGTCCACTCAATCCTAGCAATGGCACCATAAGATACAACACTGATACTAGTAGATTTGAGATCTATTACAATGCTTGGCAGCAGATTGCTATCAACGGAACTGTGACCATCACAAAAGACAGTTTTACTGGTGACGGTACGACTAACACGTTTACTCTTAGCAAGACACCTCCTGCAACAAATGCTATCACAGTGTTTGTGGGTAACGTCTATCAGAATCCGGGCGTGTCATTTACGTTGGCTACAGCTAATATTACTTTCACAAGCACTCCTCCGAACGGGCAAGGTATAGAAGTATTTCACGGGTTTAACTCTACAGACGCGAATTGATTACCTTTACCACCCGATAAATATCAGTGAGGCGGTATTAGATGTCTGTAATCAATAGAATCAACGGTCCGATGTTGAGTAATAATCTCAGTAGGCTAGGTGTAGACCTAGCTTTTGAGAACGATCTTCTATACATAGACGTCAATAACAGCAGGATCGGCATCAAGAACAACATGCCGACTGTCACGCTAGACGTCAATGGCACTGTGATGATCGGCGGTAATCTAAAGATTACGGGTGCTAATCTAGCCAGTAATATCACTAATGGAAACATCAATCTAACACCTAATGGTAGCGGCATCGTTGTTGTCACGACAGGTCTCTATGTCTCAGCTAACGCTAATGTTGGTAATCTAAATACCAATGGCAATGTGAATGTTGTAGCTAATATCATTGGCGGAAACGTCACTGCAAATTCAAACATATATGCTCCTGCGGTAAACAACGGAAACAGCAATGTTCGCATTGCTGCTAACAGTAACGTCTCAGTAAGTGTTGCTGGTAATAGCAATGTCTTTATTGTTACTGATACTGGTGCTAACGTAACCGGCAACCTAGACATCACTGGAAACATCTCTGCTAATAATATCTCAACTAATTCTATGAACAACGGAAACAGCAATGTCCGTATTGCTGCAAATGCAAATGTTACAATAAGTGCAAATGGTGTTGCAAATGTACTGTCTATCAGCGAGATAGGTATTGTTGTTACTGGCAATGCTAACGTAGGCAATTTAGGATCGTCAGGCGCAGTGATTGCTAGCACATTGACATCTAATGTTTCTACAGGAACTGCACCGTTAACGGTGACCAGCACTACGCAGGTTGCTAACCTTAACGTAGCTGTAGCGGGAAATCTAATCAATGGCACAAGTAACGTCGTTGTAACTAATAACGGAAATATCACTATAGGCAGTGCAGGCAATGCTGCTATATTGACGGTTACTGGAACTGGTGCTAACATCTCAGGCACAGCAAATGTTACTGGTAATGCTAATGTAGGCAATCTAGGTACTTCTACTGCGATCATTACCACTGGTAACATCACAACTATTAACAGTGGTCTGGTCCAGAACGGAACGAGCAATGTCACCATAGCAAGCGGCAGCAGTATAAGCACATTCATAGGTGGCAATGTCACTGCTCAGCTAGTAGTCACTTCTACTGGCGCTAACATTGCAGGTACTGCTAACGTAGTAGGTAACGCTAACGTAGGAAACATCGGCGCTGCTGATGCTATATTGACCAGCAACATAAAGATTGGCGGAAACAGCATAAAGAGTAGCACCGGTAACGTAGCTATCACACTAGCTGATAAAGACGTCACTATCGAAGGTAACTTGGATGTCAAAGGCACGGTCACGCTGATCGAATCTACTACTATAACTGTCAATGATAAGAACGTAGTTCTGGGTAATACTGCTAGCACTGGTGCAGCATTAGACGGCGGCGGCATCGATCTAGGCAACAATGCTCTAGTGACATTTAGATATAACAATTCGACTACTAGCTGGCAGAGCAACGTATCTCTAACACCTACCGCAAACGGTACACTAACACTGGGAGGAACGTCTAACTATTGGGGCAATGCTTATGTAAGCAATCTGCTTGCTAGTGGCACTGCTAATATAGTAGGCAATGCTAATGTAGGCAATCTAGGCGTTACTCAGGTCATTGCTACTGGCAACATCACTGGCGGCAACTTACTAACTTCAGGTAGTGGCGGTAACATCAGTGGTGCTAACGTAGTTCTTGCTAACACGTTCACATCAAACGTGACTACTGGCACAGCACCTTTTGTGATCAATTCTACTACACAGGTAGCTAATCTAAATGCTGCTGTTGCTGGAAGTTTGATCAACGGAAACAGCAATGTTTCGATCCCTTCGGCAAACGGCAATGTTATTGTTAGCGTCGGCGGAACTGTTAACGTCCAAGTATGGTCAACTGCTGGTGCTAACATCACAGGAACGCTAGGTGTCAGTGGCAATTCTAATGTAGGAAATCTAGGTACCAACATACTCTTAGCAACCGGTAACGTCACTGGTGCTAATTTCCTCACTACCGGCAACGCTAACATCGGTAATGTCTACATCAATGATAGAACGATATCTACGCTGCTGACGAACGCTAATCTAAACATAAATGCTAACGGCAGCGGATACATAACCTTAAACGCAGCGCAGAATTCAGCTAACGTGGTAATCAATGGTAGCACAGCTAATCTGCTGTATGTTGATGGGGTCAACAACAGTATTGGTGTTTTAACTAATACTGTTCCTACCAATGTCACAGTGAAAGTGAATTCTACTAATTCGGTCATAATGCCTGTAGGTAACAGCGTGCAGCGTCCTAGCACACCTATACAGGCTATGTTCCGATTCAATACCGATACATTAAACTACGAATTCTACGATGGTTTTGGGTGGAAACAGGCAAGTTCTACCTTCACAGTCGTATCTGCTGATGAATTCATCGGCGATGGGCTGACCAGCGTCTACACGCTATCTCAGGCATCTACTACTAATGCAACATTAGTATCGGTCGATGGAAATGTACAGGTACCGACTACTGCTTATACAGTGAGCAGCACTACACTAACATTTAATCCTGGATACGTTCCAGGCGCAGGCACTAAGGTAGATCTTAGGGCACTCACTACTTCTACTACGGTTACTAGGATATCTGATGGAGATACCTCGGTTGCTGTAACAGATACCGGATCCGATGGTACGGTTACTATCACTGCCGATGGTTCGAGTCGATTGATTGCAAACACCTGGATCAATGCTAATGCTGCGATCGTCAGTAGATTAGCAGGCACCAGCGTAGGTGCGGCAGCGGTCGTCATAGACACGTTTGATAAGACGCTGTTCCGCAGTGCGAAATATGTAGTGCAGGTAAGCAACTCAGGTCGCGGAGATTACGAGACTAGCGAATACATCGCAACGCACAACGGTACTACTGCTTACGGAACTAGCTATGGTATAGTCTATAGCAATGTCGAGCTAGGCAACGTATCAGTAGCAATCAATTCAGGAAACGTAGAACTAACATACACGGGCAACTATGCAGGTAACACTGTGAAGCTGTTCAAGGAATACATACCAGTATAAGCCATAGAGGAGATATGAATCGTGGCAGATAAGAATTTTAGAGTCCATAATGGGCTCGATGTAGGTGTTGCTAACATCACTGCGTCAACCGGTGATGCTAACGTAGGCAACCTACGCATCAACAGCAACACTATCAAATCCAGCACGGGCAATACCGCTATCACCTTGAGTGACAAGGATATCACTGTATTAGGTAACTTAACCGTCCAAGGAACTCGCACTGAAGTAGGCACGAGCGATCTAATTGTACAAGATTCCATCATCAATCTTCACACTCAACCTAATTTGGCACCTCTCACAACAGATGATGGTAGAGATATCGGACTTGCATTCCATTATTATAAGACCAGCGACAAACTAGCATTCTTAGGCCTGGCGAACGATAGCCAGGCTATAGAATATTATTCAGACGGTACTGAAGGCGTGGGCGGTACATTCACTGGAACCTATGGAACATTCCGTGGTGCTACGTTTGATTCACAAGCAACGACAGGAACTGCTCCTTTTGCTATTAAGAGCACCACACAAGTAGCTAACCTGAATGCAGCAGTCGCAGGCAATCTCGTCAACGGAAACAGCAATGTTATCGTCAATGCAAATAGCAATGTTACCATAAGCGTTGCTGGAACTGCTAATGTTATAACTGTTACCAGCACTGGTGCAAACATCTCCGGCACGCTGAATACCGGAACAGGTAATGCTAATGTAGGCAATCTAGGTACTGGCACTGTCATAGCTACAACTGCCAATCTGACTACTATCAACAGTGGATTGCTACAGAATGGCACTAGCAATGTCACAGTGAATTCTAGCGGTAATGTTAACATCTCAGTCGGCGGGAACGTCCTAACTATCACCAGCACTGGTGCAAACATTGCCGGCACGTTGAACACTGGCACTGGTAATGCTAACGTAGGCAATCTAGGCGTCACTACTGTTCTAGCAACAAATGTTAACGCATCGAGCAATGTCAATGCAATCACAGCAGTTAACTCTCCGGCAGTTGTCAACGGCAATAGCAGTGTAAACATCGCAGCTAACAGCAACGTGACCATCACTGCTACCAGCAATGCTACGATGGTTATCACTGCTACCGGTGCTAACATCACCGGTTATGCAAATGTCACTGGTAATCTATATGCAGGAAACGTGCTGACAGACAATTATAAGTTTGCTAACGGTACTGCTTTTTCAGTAGATACGACCCAGATCGTCAACGGCAATAGCAACGTCAAGGTAGCAGCAAACAGCAATGTAACAGTAAGTGTTGCTGGAAATGCCAATGTTGTTACAGTTACTGGAACAGGTGCTAACATATCGGGTTATGCAAACGTCAGCGGTAACATCTATGCGGGTAACATACTAACTGACAACTACAAGTTCGCTAACGGTGCTGCGTTCAGTGTCGATGCGACACAGATATTGAATGGTAACAGCAATGTCAAGGTAGCGGCAAATAGCGATGTTACTGTTGCTGCTAACGGCTCTGTTAGGATGACTGTGGCCGCTAACGGTAATGTCGGTATCGCTAACATTGCTCCAGCCCATACACTCAGTGTCACCGGCACCATTAACATCAGCGGCAATGCTAACGTAGGCAATTTAGGAACAGCACAGGTACTGGCAAGCGCCAACATCACTAGTCCTCAGTTGATATCGAACATAGCGACAGGCACTGCACCTTTTGTGGTAACAAGTACGACTCAGGTAGCTAACTTGAATGTAGCACTTTCTGGCAATGCAGTCAATCTTAACAATGGCACGAGCAATGTGGTAGTTACCAGCAGCGGAAACATAACAGTTGGAAGTGCTGGAAACGCTGCTATCCTCACTGTCACTGGTACTGGTGCAAACATCACCGGTACCTTCTCTGCAAATCTAATCAATACCGTAGGCACTGTTTATGGTAATTCTAATGTCAGTGGTGGGTTTGTAGGAAGAGATTTTGGTTTTAGAGCAGTAAGCAGCAACTATTATGACAACATCCAGGCAGGAAGCACCACGATAGCAACAGGTGCTATCCATGCTATCGGAACTTCTACGCTCTACAACACAAATGCTTCAATTACCTACAGCAACGCTGCTAGCTTCTATATCTCAGGTGCTGTCCAAGCAGGTGCAGGAACAACTATCAGTAATTCATATGCTCTGATAGTTGATGCGGGCGGGCTCGGCGGTAACGTGTTGCTTGCTGGCACTAGTACAGCAACCAGTAGCACTACGGGTGTTCTTCGTGTAGGTGGCGGTGCAGGTGTAGCAGGTAACATCTATGTTGGTACGAATGCTAACGTCACCGGTACAGCAAATATCGGAGGTAACTTACTTGCTGGTGCTAACATAGTCTACACTGGTAATCTGTATCAAGGTGCTACACTCAGATATGCTCATGCTTACACTGCTAGTACCGCAGCACCGTCCGGATCTACTTTGGGCGATTATTGGTATGATACTGCAACTGATATCTTATATCTTAGAATGAGTGACGGTGTTACTCCGCTGTGGTTTGATGTGTCTAGCCAGGCCAATACCTTCTCTGCGATCACTGCAACCACTGCTAATTTAACTACTATCAATGGTCCTCTGCACCAGAATGGCAACAGCAATGT